GCCGCCGCCGATTCGCAAGAGGAGGGCGCACGATGATGTGTTGGCTGGGCTTCCACGCGTGGCGGCGCATCGAGGCGTTCATCGGCCGGGGGCTGCTCTACTGTGTGCGCTGCGGCCGCGTGAGCGCGGACGATTGATGCCCCGCCTCGCCGTCGAGATCCTCTGCTTCGAGCCGCACTCCGTTCGAGCGCGGGTGTTTTTCAAGGCGCTGCGCGCGACGGCGGCGCTGGCCGCGCTGGCGGTCATCGAGACGACGCGGTATCAGGGCACCGCGGCGTGGTTGCTGCTCTGGGGACCAGGCGCCCCGGACCGGTTCGACCCGATGCGGCGCCAAGTCGCGGCGGGTGGCCACGTGGCCGCGTTTGATCTTGCCTACTGGGGCCGCGACCGCAAGATCCGGGTGTCGATCGATACGGCGCATCCGCAGGCGTGGGTGATGCGACACGACTGGCCCGCCGCGCGCTTCCTTGCCGATCACGTCCCAGTGAGTTCCACGTGGAACCCCGCCGGGCCGATCATTGTCGCGGGGATTGGTCGGAAAGCCCGCGCCCAATACGGCAGCCAAGTGGATACGTGGGAACGCACGATGATCGCCGCGTGCCGCGCGCGCTGGCCGAAACACCGGCTGTACTACCGAGCGAAACAAGTCGATGCGCCGGTGCCGCAGCACGTCGTGATCATGAGCCCCGGCGCCGCGATTGATCGCGCGCTCACCGGCGCGTCTCTGCTCATCACGTGGCATTCGAATGTCGCCATCGACGCGATCCGCATGGGCATTCCCGTCGTCTGTCGGGACGGCGCGGCGGCGGCCGTGTGTCCGGCGGAGCTGCCCCCCGACCTTCAACCATTGGCGGCGCCACTCCGCGACCGGTTCCTCCGCAACTTAGCGTGGTTCCAGTGGGACGCGAGCGAGGCGGCGGCGTGTTGGGCGTTCCTGCAACAGGTCATCACATGATCCCCAGCGTCATCGCCTATTGCCCGGAGCTCGGCCGGGACATCAGCCGGTTGCAGGCCGCCGTGCCGACGGCGCAGGTCTATCGGGCGACCCGCACCCCGCAGGGCACGGACGGCTGCCTGTTGGCACACCAAGGGATCGTGCGCTTGGCGCACGCCCAGCGGTGGCCCGCCGTCTTCGTCATGGAGGACGACTGCGAATTGACCGAGCACTTCAGCCCGGCGCGGTGGGAGGCGGATGTGGCGTGGGCGGCCGCCGCCGGCTACACCGTGCTCAGCGGCGGGTGTATTTCGGCCGCGCGGCCGCGCCTCGTGCGCGCGGGCCTCTTCGCGGTGGCGCGGTTCAAGTCGGCGCACTGTATCGTCTATCGGGCCGAGGCCTACGCGCTCGTGCTGCGCGCGACGCCGCCCTACTTGGACATCATGCTCGGCCGCCTCGGCGCCCGCTGCCTGCTGACCTATCCGTTCGTCGCGGTACAGCGGCCGGGGTTCTCGGGGATTCTGAATCGGTACGTGGATTACCGGCCGAAGTATCGGCGGTTTGAGCAACGATTAGGAGAGTTGGCGACCTCATGCGCATTGTGACGCCCTATCGGCCCTTCGTGGCGGAAGCCCACCCGGAAGCGCCGCCCTTCGATTGGCTCGACGCGATTCGGATGCTGACCGTCAGCGCCGAGCGCGCGTGCGGCGTGCCGGTGACCGTCTTGACCGACGCCACCACGCCCATGCCGTTCCCGGTATTGCGGTATCCGACGACGACGACGCGGCTCCAGCCGTGGCTGACCGAGATTCGCCTCGCCTATCTGGAGTCGCCGGACTTCGACGACAACACCATCCTCGTCTCGCCGGACACGCTGCTGCTCGGCGACATCGGCACAGTGTTCGCCCAAGCCTTCGACCTCGCGCTACTGGTCCGCATGCACCCGAAGTTCGAGGGCCAGTGGAAAGCCATCCTCAATACGGTGCAATGGTGGCGGCACAATGCCAAGACGGCGTTGATTGCCTTCTATCGCGAGGCGCTCGCGATCGGCGTGGCCCTGCCGGAAGACCTCCAGGTCTGGGGCGGCGACACGGAAGCGTTGCGGCAACTCCTCGAGCCGATCATGTACGGGCCCGCCACCCGCGCCGGCTTGGCCGTCTACATGCTGTCCTCGCGCAGCGTCTTCCAGTCGCTCACGACCGAGATGATCGCGCAGTTGGACGCCGGGCAGCCGATGGGTCGGCCGCACGCGCCGATCTTCGACTTCAAGTATCGGCGCAAGGCGCACATGCGGCAGGCGTTCGAACAATTGTTCCCCGAGGTCGCGCCGTGATCGAGTTCCTGGCGCGGCTCGCGGCGGACGGGCCCGTCGAGGACCGGCGCGTGGGCGTGGTCGTCGCGCACTACGACGACGAGACCCTCAGCGTGGCCGCCGTCTTACAGCGGTGCGCGCATGTCACGGTGATCCACGCCACCGACGGCGGGCATCCTGATCCCCGCATGTGGATGCAGGCCGGCGCCCGGACGCTGAAGCAGTATCTCCGGGTCCGCGCGGCCGAAGTCGTGGCGGCGGCCGAGGCGGGCGGCTGGGCACACCACCGGCACATCGGCTACGGGTTGCCGGATCGCGCCGTCGTCCGTCACCTCCGGGCCACCGCCGCCCAGTTGCGCCGCGATCTCGCCGACGTGGACGTCGTGCTCACCCATCCCTACGAAGGCGGGCATCCCGACCACGATGCGCTGGCGTGGCTCATCCGTGAGCACGCGGCGGGACATTACGAATTCGCCTCGTATCACTTGGGGCCGCAGGGCAAGGTCGTCGGCCGGTTCTGGGACGATCCGGCCTGCCCGGCGCTCACCGTCCCGGTCGTCGGGGAGTCCTTGCAGCGGAAGCAGGCGGCGGCCGCCGCCTATGCCAGCCAGCACGGCGTGGTGGCGTGGTTCGATCTGACCCAGGAACGCTATCGCCGCGCGCCGACCTACGACTTCACGGCGGTGCCGCCGCCCGGCCGCTGCCTCTACGAACGGAAACGTTTCATGATGAGCGCCGACTGGCGGGCGCTCGTACGCGAGCAAACCGCATGAAGATCGCCAAAGGCTGGGCGTTCCCCGATGCCGACGAGCAGATGGTCGCGGAGTTGTCCGAGGACGGCCGCTACCAATCGACCCACCTCGACGCGGCGATGCGCTACGTCAAGACGCACAGCGTGTGCATCGATGGCGGCGCGCATGTCGGCACCTGGTCGAAGCGGCTGAGCCCGCTCTTCAAGCGTGTGATTGCCGTCGAACCCAGCCCGGATACGTTCGAGGCGCTCGCCGCCAACATGCAGACGTTTGGCTGCGCCAACGTGGAACTCGTGCACGCGGCGCTCGGCGCCAAGAGCGGCGGCTTCGTCTCGATGGCGCTCGCCCCCGCTGCCGTGGCTCTCAAGAACACGGGGGCCCGCTACGCGGTGCCCACCGCCGATGCCGCGATCCCGGTCATCCGCATTGACGATTGGAACTTGTCCTCGCTCGGGTTTCTCAAGCTCGATGTCGAAGGATCCGAGCCGATGGCCCTGGCGGGCGCCTCGCAGACGATCACGCGGTGCCGCCCGATCATCCTGTTCGAAAACAAGTGGCTCTGGGTGCGGCATTTCGGGGTGCCGAAACATGCCGTCGAGGTGCTGCTGACGCGGCACGGCTATCACAAGCTCCTCCAGATTAGCCACGACCAAATCTGGGGGCCGGTGGTGCAGCGGTGACGGTAGGTACAATTCTCCTGCACGCATGAACATCCTGATTGTCGGCGCCGGACGGGGCAGTTGGCAGATGCGCGGCGTGCAGCTCGGCGCGGCACTCGGCGCACGCGTCACCTCCACGCCCACCGACGCCGACTGGGAGTGGGCGGAACGCGTCGTCCTGGTCAAGCGCGCGGCGCTCCAATGGGCGAAGCGCGCCCACGTGCGGGGCGTGCCCATCGTCTGGGATGCCTTGGACTTCTGGCGGCAACCGCCGGACAACGGGCTGTCGGCCGGGGCGGCGCGCGCGCTCTTGGGCCAGATGCAGGATCGGATTGCCCCCACGCTGACCGTCGGCGCCACGCAGGCCATGGCGGCCGCCGCCGCCAACGGGCGGCGCAGCGCGTATCTGCCCCATCAGGGGCATCGGGACTTGGTGCCGACCGACGCGCGCGAGGTCTGCCAGGTCGTCGGCTACGACGGCAACCCGGTCTATCTCGACCACTGGGCCGCGCCCCTGCGGGCGGCGTGTCGCGCCGTGGGCTGGACCTTCGTCGTCAATCCGCCGACGCTGGCGGCGGTCGATATTCTGGTCGCGCTGCGGGGCGGCATCTGGGATGGCTGGATGTGCCGCGAGTGGAAAAGCGGCGTCAAGGCGGTCAACGCCATCCTCGCCGGGCGCCCGCTCCTCACGCAACCCTCGGCCGCCGTGCGCGAATTGCAGCCGCTCGGATCGATCATCGAGACGGTCGCGCAGGTGCCCCAGGCGCTTGAGACGTGGGCGCCTCACGCGCGCCGCCAACAGGTCGTCGACCTCGCCCGGACCCGGACGACTTCGTTCACCGTGGACACGCTGGCGGCGCAGTATGCGGCACTGCTCGCCGAGGTAAAGGACTGCCCATCATGATCATCACCACCACTGACCGGCCCGTCGCGTACACGCGCGTCAACAGTTCGCCGGCCGAACGGCTCGAACCGATCGACCTCACGTGGGGCAAGCAACAACTGCGCGTCGCGCCCACGGCGACCAGCGAAGACAATCTCATCGCCGATGCGATTGCGGCGGCGCGCAGTTACTTCGAAGAGCAGACCGGCCGCCAGTGCCTCGATGCGGAGTGGGAGTACGCGCTGGACGGCGTGCCCGATGAGGCCAGCATCGAGCTGCCGCGCGCGCCCCTGGCGCGGGTGGTCGCGGTAACCTACGACGATGCCGACGGCGTGGCGCAGGTCTTCGACGCCGCCAACTACCGGGTCGTGTCGTCGGCCTTAACGGACACCGCCGCGTCGCCGAGCGATCCGTTGATCTTCGACGACCACTGCGCGCCGGGGCGCGTCGACTTGGTGGCGGGGGCGAGCTGGCCGAGCACGAGCGGGCTGACGGCGAGTCTCCGCATTCGGCGGGTGTGCGGCTATGGGCCGACCATCGCCGACATCCCGGCGTCGATTCGGGCGATTCTCGCGCTGCTGCTCGACTTCTACTACAGCCGGGGACTGAATCGCGAGAGCCTGCTGACGGCGAACAACCTGCTTTTGAGCTTCAAGTGGCGCGGGTTGCCGGTGCGGAAGCCGACGACATGGACGCCGAGCGTCATCGTGCCGCCATTAACTCTTACAAATTAAATCGCGAGTCGCGCCGGGCCGTAGGCTCGGGCGGTGCCGAATCCCTCCCGTCCGTACGATCCGGCGAAGCATCGCCGCAGTCGGCCGGACGCGAGTGAGACGCCGATCCAGCCGGGATTGCTCGACCGCGAGATCATTTTGCAAGTGGCCGTCCTCGTCCAGTCGACCACCGGCGACCCGCAATACGACTGGGAGCACGCCACCAGTCACCACGTCTGGGCGCAATGGCTCCCCGGCAGCACGCGCGAAGCGTGGGAAGCGCAGCAACGCCTCGCGAGCTTCGTGGACGGCGTCTACCGCATCTACTACCTCGACCCGGAGCCGACGCCGGAAAACACACGCGTCATCGGCCACACCGGGCGCGTCTACGACCTCCGCCCGCCCATTGAAATCGGGCGGCGGCTCGGCCTCGATCTGCCCGTCGTGGCGCGCGGCGAAGTCGTCGACCTCACCGCCGGCGGCGCCGACACAGCGTGGACGCAGCCGGGGTGGATGCAGTGAGCGACGTCACCGTCCGCCCGGCCTTTCACTCGGCCTATCCCGATTCGGGGGACGCCACGAAGTTCGGCCCGACGGCGTGGAATGCGCCGCGCGTGTTCAGTGGCGGCACGGACGGACAAGTGGTGGCGCGCGACAGTGCGTCGCCGACCGGCGCGTCGTGGGCATCCCCCGTGGCGTCGATTCTCCATCAAGCCACGGTGACGCTGAACAACGACCAGATCAAGACGTTGCCGTCCACCCCGGTGACGCTGTTGCCAGCACCCGCTGACGGTTACGGTTATCTCTGTCTCCTTGGGACGTTCCGCCTGAATATTGGAGTGGCCTATGGCAACGTGGGTCATGCCGCCGACCCGCATGGCGTGACGGCCTTGTTTGTGCGCGGCCTCGGGTATATCCGCCAAGCGGCCCTCTCCCCGCTCTCAACCGGCGTCCCCGGCGGCGTCGTAATGATCGCCGCGAACCAAGTCGCAGCGCAGGCGGGCGACGCCGATGTCATTGCGAGCGTCGCAACGGCCGGTCAGGTATACGCGGACGGCGGAACGTTCGACGAGTCGCTGTACGTCGCAATCGACAACTACGACGCCGCCTACGAGGTCGAGTTGGGCGACTTCACCGGTGGTCATGCCGACAACACGCTCACGATGACGTTGGCCTATCTGCTGATCAATCTCACGACGGGCGTCTTCGTATGAGGCTGGATGACCATCACCGAAGCCCTGCGCACGCACCTGCTCGGCGATGCCGCGATTGCGGCGCTCGTCGGGGCACGCATCTATCCGTTGCGCTTGCCCCAGAAAGTCACGATGCCGGCCATCGTGCTGAGCCTGATCTCCGACCCGCGTCCCGGGCATCTGCGCGGCGTCGCGGGCATGGCGCGCGCGCGCTACCAAGTCGACGCGTGGGCGCAGACCTACGACGGCGCGACGCAGTTGGGCGGCCTCTGTCGCCAACGCCTCAACGGCTTTGCCGGCGAGTGGACCGATGGCGGCAGTCCGCCGGTGGTGGTCTACGCGAAGGTCTTTTACGACACCGGGCAGGATCGCTTCGAAACCGAGATTCTCGGCGGCCTCGCGCGACACTCGGCCGATTACCTCATCTTTCACTCGACCGCCGGCGGCACGCTCTGACCACGTAAGGCACGTAACAGCACGGCACGACCACAGGAGCACGCACCATGTCCAATGTCACCGACACCTTTTACGCGGGAGACGCCTTCATCGGCTACGGCGCCCAGATCGAAGTGGGCCAGGGCGACAGCCCCGAAACGTTCGTGGCGATTCCCGACATCGAATCGATCACGTTCGGCGACATGACGACCGGCGTCGTCGATGTCACCCACCTGCGCTCGCCGGGGCGCCACCGCGAGAAGAAGGGCACCATCCGGGACAGCGGCCCGATCGCGCTGGCCGGCAACTATCGGCCCGATCACGGCGCGCATCTCCAAACGGGCGGCGACGGCTTCGGAGCCGATCATTCGCTGTTGACCCTGTGGCGCAACGTGACCGAGACCAACTTCAAGATCGTGCTGCCGGCCGATGCCGGATCCACGGTGTTGCCGTTCCGCGGCGTGGTCACGAAGTACCAGATCGGCCAACTCGGACTCGACTCCAAGGTCGGGTTCATGTGCGAGATCACGCCGCTGTCTGATTACTCCGGCAGCCTGCCGTAAGGCGGGCGGGCGGGGGTTCATGGCGAATCAGGAACGCGGCGAGCTCACGCTCGTCGCGCCGGACGCGATCTATACGCTCGCGCTGACGGTGCAGACCGTGTGCGCCGTGGAGACGGCCGCCGGGCGGCCCTTCGCGGCGGTGTGCGCCGCGATGCAGCACCACGCCGTCCGCGATCTGCGGCTGTTCATCTGGGCCGCCCTGCAACCCTACCACGCGGCGATCGCGACGACCCTCGGCCAGGCGGGGGCGGTGATCGATGCCGCCGGCGGCTGGCGCGTGGTCACGCCCATCGCGTGCCGCTTGCTCCGCCTCAACGCTGACCCGCGCCCGCCGCCGCTGTTGGAGGGCGGGCGGCGCCCCGCGGACCCTCGTCGCGCCGCTCAGGGCCATGGCAACGCCTCTACGTGGATGCGCGACGCCTGGGCCTGAGCGGCGCGGAGTTCTGGCAACTCCGGCTGCGCGAGCTGTGGCTCGAGCTGGAAGCCGGGCAGCAACGCGAGCGCCGCGCCTACGAACGCGACGTGACGCACGCGTGGTTCGTCGAGTACATGGCGCGGCAGAAAGAACTGAGCGGCCAGACGCTGACCAAACTCCTGCGCCGCCCCGGCGAGCGCCAGACCTTGGACGAACAACGCGCCGTCGTCGAACAGATCCGCGCGCACTTCGGCTGGAAGTACGAATTTCGCCCGGCGGCCTGACCGGCGGCCCGGCCCTTTCCCGTGGAGGACCCGATCCATGACCCCGACCGTCGTGACTGGCCACAGCGGCAGAGACTACCCGTTCTCGTTCGGCACCAACGCGATGTGCCGCGTCGAAAAACTCAGTGGCGCCCCCATCGGCGTCATCTTCGCTACCTTGAGCACCGGCGAACCGCCCATCGTGCTGCTGCGGCAGTTCGTGCAGGGCACGCTCGTGCTCACCCCGATGCCGTCCGAAGAGGAAGTCGGCGACATCATCGACGACCTCGGGGGGATGTCGACCGCGCTGCTCCTGATCAGTGCCGCGATGAACAAGCTGGCCGCGCCGCCACCGGGAGCGGACCCTGACGGCGCGCCCGTCTCCGCGCCCGAGCCGCCGCCGCCGGGACTCGAGGAGACGCCCGGCCCCGTGCTGGTCGAGGCGCGCTGATGGCCGACGCCGGCGTGACGGCGCCCGGGTTGGCGGCGTTGCGGGCGAAGGTGGACACCTTCCCCGCCGTCGTCACCGCGCAACTGCGATCCGTCGCCTGGCGCACCTCCCGCCGCGTCATGGAGCAGGCCAAGGCCAAGGTCCCAGTCGACACCGGCTACACCCAAGACAACATCTACGTCGCCGAAGAGCCGGACAAGAAGCTGTTCCGCGTTGAGGCCGGCACCGACCGGCCCCGCGTCCGCATCGTCACGCACGCGAAGCCCTCGGGCCGCGTGCACACCCAGAGCGTGACGCTCAACATGCTGCCGGTCTGGCTCGAATACGGCACCATCCACATGGCCGCGCGGCCCTTCCTGCGGCCGGCGGCCGACGCCGAAATCGACCGCTACAAAGCCGAGATGCTGGCCGCCGCCGAAGGCGTCGCCAAGCAGGAGTTGGCGGCGCCATGAACATCAATATTCGGTGGGCCGACAATACGGCGGACCTGCAAAAAAATCTCAAGCAGGGCCTCGATCAGATCGAAGCGACGAAGGCGGCGGCCGACAAGCTGGTGCGATCGCTCGGCGGCGACACGCTGATCGCGGCCGCCCACAAGTACGCGGCGGCGGTGGAGCAACTCGGCGGTGCCGCGAAGCTGACGGTCGCGAACCAGGAACGCGTCCACGAGGTGATGACCAAGGCGCTCGGCGTGCTGACGGCCGCCGGCAAGGGCACCTCCGATCTCGCCAAGCATTTCGCCGATCTCGCCGCCGCCACCGCGGCGGTCAAAGCCCCGCTCGATGCGGCGAAGGGCATGATCGCCGGGATGAGCGCGAGCTACAAAGAGTTCGCGAAAACGCAGACCGACTCAGCGCGCATGGTCGCCGGGATGGCCGCGAGTTACAAGGACTCCTTGGCGCGCGAAGCGGCCGCGACCAAGGAAGCGGCCGACGCCGCCGCCAAAGCCAAAGCGCCACTCGACGCCATGGCGGCCGGACTCTCGAAAGCCGGTCAAGCGGCGACCGACTCCGCCCGGATGATCAGCGGGATGAGCGCCAGCGGCAAGGCGGCGCTCGACAAGGAAACCGCGTCGATCAAGGCCCTGGCGGACGCGGCCGAGCGCGCGAAGGCGCCGCTCGACAAGATGGCCGCGGGGATGAGCCGCGGCGGCAATGACGCGTTCGCCTCCGGCAAGATGATCGCCGGGATGGGCGCCATCGGGCGCACCACCTTCGTCGACCTCGAGAAGCAGGCGAAGGACAACGCCAACGCGTGGGGCACGCTCGGCCAACAGTGGAGCGCGCTCGGCACCGGCGCCAAGGCGCTCGGTGGCGTGCTCGTCGCGAGCCTGACCGTCCCCATCGTGGCGATGGGCGCGGCGGTCACCAAGGCCGCGATGGACTTCGACACCTCGTTCGCCGGGGTGCGCAAGACCGTCGATGGCGTCGTCGGCTACGGCGGCAAGCTGACGACGTTCGGCGTGCAACTCGGCCTCGATTTCCGGCAGCTCGCGAAAGAGATTCCGATCACGGTCGTCGAGCTCAATCGGATTGGCGAAGCCGCCGGACAACTCGGCATTCGAGGCGAGGACATCCTCCAGTTCACCAAAACGATGGCGATGCTGGGCACGACGTCGAATCTGACGTCGGACGCCGCCGCTGCCGGGATCGCCAAGATTCAGAACATCTTTCAAGCCGCGGGCAAGGAGACCGACCGCTTCGGGTCGGCGCTGATCGCGTTGGGCATTGATAGCGCCGCGACGGAAAGCACGATTCTCGAATTTGCGACTCGCATCGCGGGCATGGCCAAACTCGCCGGGATGACGCAAGCCGATGTGCTCGGCATTGCGACGGCCATGGCCTCGGTGGGCATCGAAGCTGAAGCCGGCGGCACTGCCGTCCAGCGCGTCATTCAAAAGATGGTCACGGCCGTCACCAACGGCGGGTCCAGCCTGGAGGCGTTTGCCCGCCAAGCCGGGATGTCGGGGGCCGCGTTCCAGAAGGCGTTCGATGCCGATCCGGCCAAGGCCTTCAACGAGTGGGTCTTGGGGCTGTCGCGCGCCGGGCGCGGCGCCATCGCGATGCTCGACGAATTGGGGCTCACCAATCAGCGCCTCGTGCGCTCGTTCTTCTCGCTCGCCGGGGCGGGCGATTCCGTCAACCGCTATGTGGACGAGAGCCGCGAGGCGTGGGCGAAGAACACCGCGCTGGTGACCGCAGCCGCCGAAAAGTACCAAGCGTTCTCCGCGCAATTGCAGTTGTTCAAGAACCGCGTGAACGACGTCGGCATCACGCTCGGCGATGTCATGCTGCGGATCGGCCGCAACCTGCTCGACGTCGTGGACCCGCTCATTAAAAAAGTCGAGCACTTGGCGAAGACGTTCGCGGATCTGCCCGTGCCGGTGCAGAACAGCACGGTCGCCGTGGGCGGCATCCTCGCCACGATTCCCTTGGCGGTCTTCGGGTTCGGAACGTTGGCCGGGGCCGCTGGCAATCTCGCCACCGCCATGCAAACACTCGGCATCGCCAGCAAGGCCGGGATGACGGCGTGGGCGGCCGGGGCCGTGCCGTGGGTGGCGATTCCGGCGGCCATTGCGGGGATTACGTGGTCGATCAAGCAGATGACCGGCGATTGGACGTCCGCCTTCGCCATCATGATGCCCCCGATCGCCGGGATCATGCGGGCGTGGCAAGACCTGCAGAAGAATATCGCCGCGCACCCGAAAGAGGTCGAGGCGGTCAAGTCGATCTACCAGTCGCTGAGCAGCCTCCTGCGCGACGAGGTCGCGATCTCCGTCGACGATCTCAAGAAGGCGTTCGAGGGGGTGAAGTCGGCGTTCAGCACGTTCACGCAAGGCGTGCGCGACACCCATCCGCTCCTTGACACCCTTGCCACGAAACTCGGCGGGATAAGCGGCAAAGACGGCGCGATCGCCAAACTCAAGCAAGCCTTCGCCGAAGCCTTCCCGCTGCTCAACCTCGTCGTCACCACGCTCGAACGGGCGGCGAACCTCGACTATGGGAAAATCGCGAAAGGGTTCGCGGATGTCGCCGGCGGGGAGCGCCGCGAGGCCGATCAACGGCGCGGGTTCCTCTCCGGTACGCGCAATCCGATCCCCGCCCCGGCGCCTGGCACCAACGGCCCCATCATTCCGGTGGCGCCGGGAGACAAGCCCCGTCCCCTGCCGACCAACGCCGAGGCGCGGAAGCTGCTCGACGACTTACGCGACTCGCAGGACAAACTCGCCTACAGCACGGAAAACCTGCAAGAGAAGGTCGACGCGCTGTCCGAGTCCGACAAGGCCAAGATCGTCACGCTGCGCCAGTCTGGCGAGGCGTTTTCCGACATCGCCAAGGACGTCAAAAACGCGACCAACGTCGTCACGCTGTACTACAAGCAACAGGCCGGCGACCCCGCCGTCAAAGCCCGCCTGAAAAAGGACCAGAAAGATTTCAACGAGGCGTGGGCCGAACTCAACGCCTTGGAAGAGACCGAGGCCGACCTGACCGGCAGGGTGGACGCCGGGCTGCGCGGGCTGATCCTCCACTACAAGGACTTGGGCGCCACCGTCGAGACGATGGTGAAGGCGCATGTCGCCGAAAAAGGCGTGATCGAGGGGGTGCTCAAAAGCAACGACAAACTCCTCGTGCAGAAAAAACGCCTGCTTGAGATCGAGAAGGACCACAAGATTGAGCCCGACGAGTTGCCGGGCTTCGTGCCGCAGGGCTACTTCGACAGCCTCCAGAAGGCACTCGCGGCGCAGAAGGAATTCCGCGAAAAACTGGCGGCGATGACCGACCTCGGGTTGAAAGGCGAACTAGAGGCGATCGAGCGGAAGCGGAAGCTCGAGATCGACGCCCTCGGCGCCCCGCCGAAAGTGATGTCGGCGGCGTATCGCGACGCGGTGATCGACATCAATCGGTATTTCGATGCCTTGCGCGCCGACGCGATTGCCACCAGCGAGAGCATCGAGAGTGTGTTCGCCAAGGCGGCGGCGGGCGCGGACCGGGTGCCGCCCAAGATGAACAACCTGCTCCGCTCGACGGCGCTGCTCGTCGATGCCTTCAACGAGATGGGCAAAGCGGCGGGGGGCAGCTTCGGGATCGCGCTCGCCGGCGCCGGGCAACTGATGTCGCTGATCGTCGCCGCGCAACAGGCGTCGTGGGCGCTGAATAACGAGCCCGACAAAACCAAGACGCAGAAGGGCGGCGACCTCGCCAACCGCGCCGCCGCCACCAAAGCCGCCGCGATTTGGGCCGGTGTGGGGTATGCCTTCAATACGCTCGCCGACAACATCAACACCCAAGGCACCCCGTACACGAATACCGCCGTGAAAGCGGGCGGGTTGCCCGGCCACGGCTACCAGCCGGGATCGAACGTGGGCGCCTCCACCCCCAGCCTGGTCAACGCGGGCGCGGCGCGCGGCGCGGCGATTGGGGCCCCCTTCGCGCCCATGACGTTTGGCATTTCCATCGGCGTCGGCGCGGCCGTCGGCGCCGTCGTGGGGTGGGTGCAATCCGGCAAAGAGTGGCGCAAGGTCGTCAACGACGTCGGTAAAGCCTTCGCCGGGCTGCACGTCCCGGAGGAATTCGCCAAGGCGATCGAGGACATCGAGGCGACCACCGGCCTCAAACGCGCCCAAGCCATCGCCACCCAGCTCGATCAGTTGATCACGATGGTCGGCGGGTTGAACGACGCCAACTTCGATATGTTTACGGCGAAGCTCCGCGAGGTGTTTGACTTCGTGGCGCGCGGCGAAATGACCGTGGCCCAAGCCACCGAGGTACTCGACAAGAACTTCGCCAACTTTGTCGCGGCGGGCACCGACGCGTCGGGGTTTTTGGCCGACAGCCTCAAGGAGATCATCCGGCTCGACCAGCAGGCGTGGCTCAACCCGCAGACCGGCCCCAGCACGCGTTCGAAAGCCATCGCCGAGTATCTCAAGGGCCAGGGCGCGGTCGCCGTCAACGCCTCGAACGCCATCATCGGGTCGCTCGAGCCGCGCCTCACGGAATGGGCGGAGCGCGCGGCTCGGATCGCGAAGGCCCGCAAGGGCGGCGCCGACCAAGGGAAGTTTACCGAGGACGACGGCACCGTTCGCGACATGAGCAAGAAGGAGCGCGACGCCTTCATCGCCGACTTGGCGGCCCAGAAGGCGGCGGCCGCCGCGACCAGTCACGAGCTCGAAAACATGGGCATCATCGCCGTGGCCACGTTTGCGGCGGCGGTGGCGTCCGGGGCGACCTTCAACGAGGCGATGGCGGCCGCCGGGCCCGGCCTCGAGCAACTGCAATTGGCCTTCGAGTCCCTCGGGATCAGCACCGAGAACGTCGCGCTGAAGGCGCTGCTGATGCAAGCGACCCTGCGCAAGGACAATCCGGCGCTGATCACCGGGATCGCCGGCCTCGCGGCCGGGTTCGCCGCGCTCTCCAACATGGGGCTGCTCAACGTCGAGACGTTCAAGGCGATGACCGAGACCGGCGCCGAGATGTACAAGCGGCTGCTCGATGAAGCGCAGAAGCACGGCGGCGGCGCGCGCGACGCGCTCCTGCCGATGCAGGAGTATCTCCACAACGCGCAAAAGGCCGCCGAGGAACTGGGCATCCCGCTCGACGAGAACACGCTGCTCCTGATCGCGCAGTCCAAGGAACTCGGCATCTGGAAAGAGAAAGGCAAGAGCGCCACCGACAAGATGATCGACGCCATGGAGACGCTCGCGAAGAAAGTCGAGCGCCTGGTCAATGTCCTGCTCGGCATTCCCGATGTCGACTACGACGTGACGCAACACAATCACACGACCGACGATCCGCCGAAGGACAAGGACAAGGGCGGCGGGGGCGCGGGCGCTGGGCCTGGCGCAGGCCAAGGCGGTACGGGCGGCGGCGCCGACACGGGGCCCGGCGGGGACGACCGCCAAGGCTTTGCCACCGGCGTCGACGCGATCCCGGCGCCCTTCGGCACGACGGGCACCGACCTCATCCCCGCAATGCTGTCGCCGCGCGAGCTGGTCATCACTGAAGCGCAGACCGGCCGCTTGGGCGCGGCGCTGGCGCAAGGCAACCTCCTGCGGCTGGATATGGCCACGCCCACGCGGACCGAGTTCGATCAGCCCGCGGCGCACCACGGCCCGCTGGAGATCGTCATCGAGATCGACGGCCAACGCCTCGGCAAGACCGTCTTCGACCCGCGCAACTTGAGCGGCACGACGCGCCAACGCTTCCGCGCGGCGGTCCACGAAGTCGGCAGCGAGGTGGCCCGCTAATGCCTGCCAGCAACACGATGTTTTACCTGCGGCCCGACGAGAATTGGGCCTACGGCGGCAGTGTGGCGGGCGTCGTCGCCGCAGACTATCTCCAAGACTGGCTGGTCGACGGCTTGCCTGGGCGCCCGGTCCGCAGTGTCGGCGGATCCCCGGGCGGCTTGGCGTTGACGATCACGAACGCGGCCGGGCCCGTCAGCCTGATTGTCGTCGGGCATCACAACCTGATTGTGCCGGTGACGATCGGCGGCGACATCACGGCGACGCTCACGCCCGCCGCGACGCGCACCCCACGCGGCCTCACGTTGAACCCGTTTGCGATCCTCGACACGCCGGTGACGACCGATACCCTCACCGTCACGGTCTCGGGGAACGACGTCCCCGAGGTCATCGGCGAACTGGCGGCGGGCGTGCTCCGCGAGATGACGCCGATCATGGTCGACGACGCCGCCTACGTCATCACCGACTTCGCGGACCCGGCGCGCGGCGTGGCGCTCTCGGTGCTCCCCTACGACCGCGGCCTCGAGCGCCGCACGCTGAGTGGCAAGCAGTATTACGACGGCGCCGACCTGGCGGATCTGATCGCGTGGTGGCAGGCGCAGCGCGCGAGCTCGCGGCCGTCGGTGCTGATTCCCGATCCCGATGTCAACGATGCGTGGTTCGTGAACTTCCAAGGCTTCTCGTACAAGCCGATTGGGCCGAAGTCCCGCGACCTCTATCTGGTGCAGTTCACCTTCGCCGAATACCCACGCGGGCGCTGGTAACACGTGGCCGTCATTTACGAAGAAGACTTCTCGGCGGGGCCCAGCACGTGGACGTCGATGAACGTCTACCACACGCCGACGGGCGTGGACATCGGCACCGACCCGTACGACCCTCTCTATCCCTACATCGTCGACGCGGAGAGCATGAAGGTCGCCTCCGGTCAAGCCGATTGGAGCGGCACGTACGGCGACTACGCCACGAGCGGGTTCGTCCTGCGCGGGTTCCCCGCATTTGATGGCACCCGCGCCCGCGTGCAAGCGACCTATACGCCGAACGCCACATCGCTCAGCCTCGCGGCCTTCCACCTGCCGATGATCGTGGTGGCCAACGGCGATCTCGTGCTGCAAGTCTCGGTGGAGCTGATCGGCGCGGACTATGAACTGGCGCTCCGCGCGTACCGCTGGGGCGGCGTAATAACCGAGACGGTGAATTACCCGTTCGTCGGCGGCACCCCCTACACCTTCCGCCTCGACTGGCAATGCGGCAGCGTCGTCGGCGATTTCGACGATGTGTTCGCCGACGGCTGGGTGCGGCTCTACATCAACGACGTCCTGGTGATCGAGCGCCTCGCCTTGGCGGTGTACATCGACTACACGAACGCCAACTTTGTCGATATGGTCTGGTTCGGGTACTACGGGTTGTTCGGCGCGGTCGACAACCTCCTGCTCGAGACGACCGTCGACGAGGACCCACCGGACGACCCGCCGGATTCGCCCACGCCGACGACGTTGCCGACGCCGATCGTCCCGACCTCGGAACCCTGTTGCGGCGCGACGCCCAATCCCACGCCCGGCGACGGGCCGATGCCCGCCGGGCCGGTGGTGGTCCCCATCTCGCCGGTGTGGGTGCGCAGTTGTGCGGGCGGGGGCGTGGTGCCGAGCGCCGTGGATCTGACCGATGCCGAATCGTGGGATTTCTAACCGTGAGGTGAGGTATGGCCGCTATTGGGAAATGGAATACGCCGAGTTCGGTCGTCACGCTCCTGACCACCGAACTGAATTCGCTGGGGAACGGCTCGGCGTCCGCCGCGTCGTCGGCGGTGGCCAACCAGACCAACCTGGATGTCTACGCCGATTTCGAGCTGGTGCTCGCCTCGCTCTCGCCCGCCGCGCCCAACTACTGCACGCTCTATCTGCTGGAAGCGGTGGATGGCAGCAACTACCCGTCGGCCACCGGCAGCGTGTTGCGGAATCAGCCGTCGCACATTCTGTGTACGTTCCCGCTCGACACCACCGGCTCGACGGCGCAACGAGTGGTGGTGCGCAACGTCGTGATTCCGCCCGGCAGCTTCAAGGTGGTGCTCGATAACCAAGCGGGCGTCGCCTTGGGCGCAAGCGGCAACACCGTCAAGATGCTGCCCTACAACGTCAATCTGAACGGGTAGCGGCGTATGGCTCGATCTCGGATCTTGGTCCCGCGTCTGCCGACCCCGAAGCCAGGGGTCGGTGCGTCGATTGACTGGTCGCATCCACTCGCCGCACAACTCTGCTTTGCGGCCTTGCTGAACGAATGGGGGGCGACGCAATGCCAGAACCTCGTGGGGCAGACGCGCGGCGACTTCTCCGGCAGCACCAAACCCTCGTGGATCGGCGGCCAGCGTGCGGGCCTGAATTTTCCGGGCGGCGCGAACACGGTGGGCTATCTGTCCTACGGGGCGGAGACCTGGGCCACGGACCTGGGGCGGAGCACCAGTAATCCGGCCACCTACGCCTTCCGCATCTACCGTGCGGATAGCACCGACGGCGTCGTGATCGGCCGCAACGACGGCAACACCATCTCGCCGGGATGGCAAATCTCCGTGTTCGCAACTTCGATGCTATTCACTCATGAGCAGTCCACTTCGAATCGTCAGACATCCTGCGCCGGCCTCGTGAATAGTAGTTGGCAGACCGTCGTGATTGTCGATGACGGCAGTCTCGTTTCCGCAAATGTTCAAATCTATCTTGACGGCATCAAGGTCGCGCATTCTGTTGACCAAGATGGCATCGGGACCTCGGGCTCCGACGCGGCGGAGACCCTGTATGTCGGCCGGGGCAACGCCAATTACGGCCTCGGGAATAACGGGTTTTTCGGCACGATTGATTGGGTCTACCTCTGGAAGCGGATGCTCACGCCGGGCGAAGTTCGCAGCCTCACACGGGATCCGTACCAACTGTTCCGCGATTCGGCGGCGCTGTTTACCGGGAGATTCGTCGAACCCGCCGCCACCCTGGCCGTCCTGAACGACCTCCAGCGTGCGGCCCCTGCCGCCGGGGCCAACGTCACGCTGACGCCGAGCGGCACCGCGTGGACGAGTTCGGCGTGGGTCGAGTTGATTGCCGCAGTGGGCGCCGACAGCATCCTGACCGGCTTGGTGGTGTCGACCGCGTGGGGGAATAGCTCCGTCGTCGATAACCACTGGGAAATCGACGTGGCGACTGGGGCGGCGGCGTCGGAAGTCGTGATCGCCACCTTCAAGGGCCGGATTCGCGGCATCTTTAGCGATGTCCAGGACAGCACGCAATGGATTCCCACCGTCCTCGGCATTGACGCGATCGCCAATGGGGCGCGGCTCTCGGCGCGCATTCGCACCGGCTCGACCGACACCACCGTCTGGACGTGCGCCGCGACCTATATCCACAAACCGTTGTCGGGGACCATCCTGACCACGGCTCAGCCCTTGATCGCGCTGCCCGCCGCCGCCGCCGCCGTGTCCGTCACGGCCAGCGGGACGCCGTGGGCGAACGGTGCGTGGGTGGAACTCCGGGCGGCCAGCGGCGCGGCCCTCGTCCTGACCGGCATCGTGTTGAGTGCGGACACGTCGGGTGAGTGTGAATTCGATCTCGGCACCGGAGGCAGCGGATCCGAGACGGTGATCACGACGGTGCGGATCGTCGCCGAGGGGGCGTCCACGTATTTCGGCACGTACCCGCTCTCCGTCCCGCTGGACAACATCGCCGCGTCCACGCGCATCGCCGCCCGCCTCCGACACGCCACGGCGTCCGCCGGGGGGATGGTGGCGCTCATGGGCTTCGAGAAACCCCTATGAGTATGCTGACGGCGACCCCCCTCCGATCCGCCCCGTCCGCGGCCGCCGCGCCGACGGTCGCCGACGCGGCGTCGGTGTGGGCCAATACCGCGTGGGTCGAACTGATTGCCTCGACGAGCGGCGTGACCGCGCTGGCGGGCATCACGCTGTACGTCGTGTCGGGCGGGAGTTTCTCGGGTCTCGATCTCGAAGTCGACGTGGGGGTCGGCGGCGTCGGCGCGGAGGTGCGCGCCGCCACCATCCGCTTACGCATGGAGAACAGCGGGACCGGGACCTACAAGGCGTTCCTGTTGCCGATCCCGGTGGGCGGCATCGCGGCGGCGTCCCGGATCGCCTTTCGGATTCGCAACAGTGCGGCGGTCGCGCGGGTGTGGAGTTGCGGCCTGCTCTATTACCACGACCTCGCGTCGGACCAGCAGACCACCGAACCCCTGCTGTGCGTTCCGGCCGCCGCCACCGGGGTCACCCTGACGCCGAACGCCTCCGCCTGGACGAATTCGAGTTGGGTCGAAGTGACCGCGGGGCTGGCCAGTCCGATTCATGTGGTCGGCGTGGTGATGAAGGCGGCGTGGGCGGTCGACTATGAGTTGGACATCGGCACGGGCGGCGCCGGTTCGGAGACGGTCATCACGACCCTCCGCGACACGTTCTTCATCGCATCCGCCGGGCGCCAGAACTGGCACCTACTGCCGGGCCCGTTTCCGCTCGCCACCTCGACGCGCATCGCCGTGCGGCTGCGCAAGGCGGGGACGTCGGTGACCACCGCGCCGGTGACGCTGCTCTACTACACGCGCGTCGCCGACCTCGATGTTGCGGGCGCGACCCTGTCCAGCGCGAGTGCCCTGTCTGCGCCGACCGTCCGCGACTACGAGAGCGTGACGGGCGCCTTCCGCAGCAGCGCCGCGGCCCTGACCGCCCCGACCGTCACGCCCGGCGCCGTCACGAACCTGGGCGCGACCATCGCCAGCGGTGCCGTCCTCCGGCCGCCCGTCGTCAATCGCGACGTCGTCCTCCTGGCCAATACGATCACGGCGACGATCAGTGCGGGGGCGGTGCTGCGTGCCCCGCGCCGCGTCTACGACCCGGCCGCGCCGACGCACCTGGCGCTCGACCCGGACATCTGGTGCGAGCTCCGCCTCGCGCAGTTCCCGGCCGACCTTGAGACGCTCGTCTATCGCTTTGCCTTCACCCCGCTCGCCGATACCACGTACAAGGAAGGCCGCCTGATCTCGGTCGGCCCGTGCAGCCGGACGATGAGTGACATCGACGGCAACTTTACGCCGGGCAAGACCATCATCGTGCTCGATGACAGCGACGGCGCGCTCCGCAGCTTGCTGGCCCAAGACACCGGCACCGAATACTTCGTCAATCGCGAGGCGGTGATCTATCTCTTGTCCGCGGCCGGGCGCGCGGCCGGTCTCACGCCGCGCTCCCTCTTCCGCGGCTGGATCAGCGACGTGCAGGCGCTGAAGGGGCGGCGCGTGCAGATCGAGATCACCGATGTCGTCGCCGCGCAATTCTCCGGCTTCAATCTCGACAAGACGTTCCCGTCGGTGACGCTCCAAGCCCTCTCGCCGATCACGCCGGACGCGCTCAAGAATCAGGTCCTGCCGATCTATGTCGGCGAGCACTCCGACAAAGGCGCGCGCGGGCCCGGCGAGCCCGATCCCCACCATGACACCAACGGCCTGTCCGCCGAGAAAGGCCTCGTGCCGGTCTTCGACCTCGGGGACTGGCCGCTCGACGGCTCCTCCAGCGTCAGCACCGTGCTGCGCGCGCCGACCAACCTGGTCGCGACGCGGATCGGGGATGTGCCGCCGGTCAAGACCTTGGCGACCGTCGTCGCCGAATTGCAGGCGTCCGTCACCGCGTTGACGACGGCGGCGGATTGGGGGTCCATCATCGGGTTCGCGGACGCGGACGCGCTTGAGGCGCTCGGCACCGTGCCGGACACCTATGTCGCGCTCGCGCAGGTCATCGGCTACGGCGACCTCGAGGCGCTGCTCGGCGGGTCCTCGCAGTACACCTACGCGGTCTCCGCGATTACCGCCACCGGCGAAACCCGGATCTGCGAGCCGGTGACCGTGGTCGGGCCGCGCGTCTTGGATTCCGCGCACTGCATCCGGCTCACGTGGACCCATGCCGATGCCGCCGCCGAAGCCGCCACCGTCGCGTTTCGCATCTGCGGGCGCGCGTACAAGCCGGAGGACGAACTGCCCACCACGTGGCTGACGGCCCTCAACAACCGCGGCACGTGGGTGGACCCGGAAACGACCTACGACGACGATGGCCGCGATGCCGAGAAGCCGGCACCCGGCGGCGCCTTCCACACCGCCAACGCCGATCCCAATATGTGGGGGCTGATGGCGATCTGCCTCGGCTACGGCTACGACCTGATCGACATCTTCGCGTCGAATTTGTCGCAGTACCACGAGCCGAAACGGATCGCGTTGCCGTCCTCGGCGCACGGCACGGAAGTCGTGACGTGGACCGATCCGCACTGGCCGCACCCGGACCCGTGGATCGAAATGAACGGCATTCGGTTCACCGGCTTCTATCTGCGCGGCCACCGCTTGGCGGCCCATCGGGACGGCACCGTGACGGTCGCGGTCAATCTCTGCGGCCCGCACGACACCGCCAGCCCGCCGCGCCTGATTGACCAGGCGTATCGCCAATTGCTCTTTGTCCTCAACGAGCACGTCGCCAAGAATCACGGCACCGGGTATCGCGCCGGCGCCTACTGGCCGCTCGAGACCTACGACAACGGCGACGCCTTGTTCCAGACCTCGCAATTCGAAGCCTGCCAGGCGACGACGGTCGGGTGGGTCGGCGGCCTCGGCCATCTCGGCGCGATTGCGATCACCGAGCCGACCACGGTGCGCGAATTCCTGCGACGCTTCTGCCGGACGTTCGGCTGCCACCTCACGACCAATCATCACGGCCAAGTGTTCCCGTTGCTGATCGACCCCGGCGTCCTGCCGACGAGCGGCCGCGCCCTGCGGGAGCACATCGAGATCCTCGACATCAACGACGCCGTGTTGGCGCACACCGAAGTCCTCAATCGCATCGTCGCGCAATTTCACTGGGATAGCGACGGGCAGAAGTTCCGCGTCGAGAACCAGCTCACCGAGGATCTCGTCTCGATTGCCGCGCACGCGCCGGGGGCCGTCGTCGGGAGCCTGGATCGGCGCGGGCTCCGCAAGGAGGAGCGCGAGCAGCACTACACCAACGATGCGACGACGGCGGCGGATGTGACCGCGAAGGTCCTGGCCCGCCGCTTCCGCCGCCCGCGCTACGTCACCGTCACCGTGAACCTGATGGGCCTCGACTACGACATCGGCAGCGTCGTCTTCCTGACGCACTCCGACGGGTTGGGCGTGGACGGCGATGTCGCCGTGCCGATGTTGGTGATCGAACAGACGGTCGATGCCACGCCGCCCGCCTCCGTGACGCTGCGGTTGCAAGACCTGCGCACGATGATTCAGCGCCTCGAAATCGAGTAAACCGGGTGTGCGAAACAGCACACCGTGGTGCCGCCGCAACCGACTAGGCTTATCGCAATTCGCCTACGCCTGCGCGAAAGGAGAACCCCCGCGTGCCGAGTGACGCCAGTTGGACGCAGATTCTCCTGTTCTTGACGACCGTGGCCGGCTTCGTCTACACGGCGTGGCGCGAGAGTCGCACCCGGCGCTGGGCGACCGAGGACCGGATCGCCAACACCTTGGAGATCGTCACCAAGGCGAAGGCGGAAGCGGAAGCCACGCGGATCAAGACCGAAGCGGTCGCCGAAGCCTTGCGCGTCGAGGGCGTGCGGGTCGCCGCGCAACTGCGCGAGGAGGCGCGGATTGCCGCCGAAGTGCTGCGCGTCCAGACCGCGACCAACGCCGCCGACATCAAGCGACACGGCGTGATCGAAGCCGCCCGCATCCGAGAGACGCAGCAGCAGGCCGCCGACGCCATGATGCTCAAGATCGAGGAAACCAAGGACGCGGCCAACGAAGCCTACAAAGAGGCGAACCACGTCAACCGGAAGATCGAGAACCTGAATGACCGGCTCGTCGCCCAGAGCGAAAAACAGGACGGCCTGAGCGCCGAGGCCGCCACGACGATCGAGCACATCGACCAGCGCGGCGCGGCGCTCGCCTCGCAAGGCGCCGACACCAACATTCGCGTGCGCGCGATCGAGCAACAGACCGGCGCGACGACCGCAGCGCCGCCGAAGCCCAAGAAGTAGGAGCCTCATGAAAGTCGCCTTCCGCGATCACCGCGGCAAATACGGCACCACGTGGGACGGGCCGACACTCGTCTTCAACCGCGACGCCATCGGCCTCGGCGAAACCTTCGAGATGGTCGTGCTCGAGGGCGGGGGGGTCGTGGTGACGCCGCCCGGTCCGCCGACGCCGCCGCCCCCGGCACCCGGCCCCACGCCCGAGCCGTCCGCCCGCTACGTGGCCGCCGTGAAGGCCCAGCTCGAAGCCGAGGGCGTCAATTTGAGCGGGGCGTGCGGCGCCTTCGCGATCACCAAGCGCGTCGCGTGGGGGCTGCGGAGCTTCGGCGTGGGCCTGGTGGCGAAGCCGGGCGGCAACCAGTGCGAGGGATACAGCACCGACTACATCTGCTTCCAGAACGGCGATGGCGTTGATCTGCTCGGGGACGCGGGTGGCCAGAACACGCCGCAGTGGGCCGACAAGCCCGGCGAATTCACGGGCGAGAACCGCTGGCGCGCCCCGCTGCCGCAGTGACCACGCACCGGAGGAACGCTGATGGATCTCCCCGTCCTGATCCGCACCGATCGCGGCGTCCTGGCCTTCTGGCCCAACGGCTGTATCAGTTATCGCGACACCCCGAGGCCCGCATGAGGGCCGCCCTCGTCGCCGTCGTGATCTGTATGGGGGCGATACCGATCAGCGCCCAGGAACCGGTGCGGCGCGTCCCGGATGCCGTCACCTGGCTGACGGCCTCGGCCAATCCGATCGTCGCCGTGATCCTCGCTGCGCGCTCCGACGCGCCGCGGTGCCGCCTGACGCAACTGGGGATCTCCGGCGGCATCACCACGACGGTCGGGCTGCTCGCGCAGCACTACGTCACGTCGCCACGGCCCTGCGTCGGGTCGCCCGGGTGCAGCGGCAATGGCGCGCCCTCGCTGCACACCGCGTGGGGCGTGCTCGGCATCTCGCGCGGCGTCCATTCCGGCTTGGGCATCACCTTCAGCGTCGCCATGGCGGTCGGCACCGCCGGCGGGCGCGTCGATGCGAGGCGCCACACGCCGCGGCAGGTGCTCGAGGGGCTGGTTCTCGGGAGCGCGGCGGAATGGGCGGGGCAGCGGCTGCTCCGGTGTGACACGCCATGACCTATAAACTGACGCTCGTCGCCCTGCTCCTCGTCGCCTCGCGCGTCTCGCCGGCCGCCAGCGGGCTCTGCGGGATGCAGCTCAATCAAGCCGCCGTCGTCTTCTGCGAGACCTTCGACACGCCGCAGCCAGACCGCACGTCGCGCACCGGCGACCTCGACGAGAACGTCTGGGGCGTCTCGCGCGCCGTCGGCCAGCAGAACGGCCCGAACCCGTGGCCGACGTCGAAGCACGGCGGCTGCGACCTGATGACGACCGTCGTGCCGCCGAACGACGTCCGCATCTGCAACGGACGGCTCGTGAACGTCGTGAACGACGCGCACAACGTCATCGTGCTGGCCATGTACCCGAAGCAGCCCTTCGATTGGGCGAACCGCACCGGCACGGTGAGCTTCGACGTGACCAACGATACGCAGGGGACGCACGGCGCGTGGCCCGAGTTCTGGATCACCGACCTGCCGATCCCCGCGCCGTTTGCGCACTTCGGCTCGTGGATCGCGAACCCGCGCCACGGGTTCGGCCTTCGCTTCGCGACCGCGGCGAAGCCCGGCGACGTCGGGTACTGCGACTACACGCCGCCGTTCGACTCGTGGCGGTTCACCGTCGACAGCGCGATCGTCATCCGCGATTACGTCTATGAGGACACGGCGGCCGGGGACCTCGGCTCGACCGCGTCGACCCCGCCGCTCACGGTGACGCCGCTCGCGTGCGTCAAGCAGACCGCGACGCGGCAGGCGTGGGGCGACCCGCTCGGGCCGCTCAACCACATCGAGATCCGCATCGCGGCGAACCTGATCGAGGTCTGGGCGTCCGACGCCGGGTCGACCGTGCTGCGACACATCGCCGACGTCACCAACGCGCGGCTGCCGTTGACGCGGGGCCTGGTGTGGCTCGAAGACGCCCACTACAACGCGAGCAAGGGCATCTGTCCGCAGGAAGACGGCACGGGCGGCAACCTGCCCGCCTGTCAAGACGACCATGCCTTCGGCTGGGACAACCTCGCCTTTGACGGCCCGTTCGTGTATCGCGACTTCAGCTACGACGCGCTGGATGCGGCAGGGGTCGGCCCGACGCTCGGCGACGGCAGCGCCTCGACGCTGCTCGGCCAAGACTCACCCGCCAACGGCGCCAGCGCGTGGAGTGTCTTGGCGATGCCGGCGAACCCGCAGGCCGCTGCGGTGCGCGTGCTGTTCAACGCGTTCGTCTCCACGGTGCCGTCGATCCTGACCGTCACGGTCAACGGGCACGCGCACGTGCAGGCGTGGCCGTATCCCAACACGCCGTCGGGCCCGTTCGCGGGGCCGCAGGGCGGCACGTGGCGCACCGACGCGCTCACGATCCCGATCACCGACCTCGTTGCCGGGACGAACGTCGTCACCATCGGCGCCGATCAGGGGATCACGATCGCGAACGTCAACATCGTGCTCGTCGACGTGCCAGGCGGCGTGCCGGTGCTGCCGAACTCGAACGACGCGTACCCAGGCACCACGCCGCCGCCGATCGTGCGGCCGGCGACGAACGTGCGGATCGTCCCATGAACGCCGAAAGCATGTGGACCTCGGCGGGCCTCGCCAGAGAGCTCGCCTTCATTCGGACGATTCTCGAATTACAGGTCAGCGTCGCGCAGCGCCTGGGCCGCTTCCCCTCGCCGGCCGAACTGCAACACGCCTATCATGAGGCGAACCCCGGCCCGGACCGGGGCGTGCCGCCGACATGAGAGTCGTGCTGATTGTGTTCGTCGTCGTGGTCCTCTACTACCACTTCGTGTTTCGTGAAGACGAGTGACGGCAGCCGGTATATGCCGGTATATGCCCGTATATCCCCTTTGCCGTCTCACCCGTTGGGCGGGAGGCCTCAGCATCTTCCCGTGCGGCGGCCCTCATTCCGAGGGGCAGGGAGTTGACCGATACCCTGTGCGGAGACGGCAAACCCACAACGCGCGGCCGGGACACGTTAAGACCCCCCCGCATTCCAGCACCCGGTTGGCTGGCGCTAAGGGATGCCCGCTTTTAGGCGGTCAAAGCCCCGCGCTGGCAAAGTCATACGGCGTGTCCCAGCACGCCCAACACATCAAGCGGGCCACGGTCCGCCTAACGCCCGAACCTTTCTATTCTGACCCCCATCTGACCCCCAGCCCCGCGAGCGCGGACCGAGGGTGTGAAATTGCTAAGGAATTTGGAGGCGCCGAACGGATTTGAACCGTTGATCGAGGTTTTGCAGCCCTATACCCGCACTTTTCGAGGTTCCGGTTCCGGCCTGTTTCGCGAATTTCCTAAGCATTTTGCCGGGTTGACTTCTCGTTGGTTATCTGTATTCGTCGTTTTTGACCCCTGTTTATTTCTCATTCTGACCCCCGCCTGACCCCCGACGACGTTCTGGGCACACCTTCCAGCCACCGTGTAAACTCGTCGAATTCTTCTCGTGTCAATCGGCAACCATAAGGCACTGCCCGCCCATCGTCCACGCGGGCAAACCGTCCGCAATAGCGGCACGGTCCCCAATCTTCGACTGGTGGTGGAGGAACCGGTGAATGCTTGCCGAAACACAGAAACTCAGGTCGTCTCATGTCCGCCGCCCTCATGCCCCGAGGCCCGCCAGCTTCTGGGCGGCCTCGCGCAGGTCATCCGGCGAGACGATGTTGTACCGCTGAAAGACCGCGAACGTCCGATGCCCGGTGAGCGCCATGGCGACCTTGGCGGGCACGCCCCGCCGGACCATGTTGCGGATCGCGGTGCGGCGAAAGTCATGGCCCAACTTGCCGGGCTGGCCGGCGGCCACGCACGCCGCGGCCCAGGCCTTATCGAATCGCTTGATGGGTTTCGCCCGTCGGGGCGAGTCCTTTGCCGCGCCCCCCCGCTTCGTCGCGTAGGTCCGAAAGAACAGCCACCGACAGATCACGCCGGTCGCGGCCAGTGCGTCGACCTTGTCGCGTTGCTCCCGGAGGACGCGCCGAAGTTCCGGCGTAAACGGGAATTCGCGCGCGTCCTCATTCTTGGTCGTGTGGGGATCGAGGGTGAGCGTCCCGGCATTGAAGTCGACTTGGCGCCACTCCAGCGTTAAGACCTCGCTCGGGATGCGCCACCCCGTGATGTAGGCGACCGTCACGACCGGCCGCAGCTCTGGCGGCAACTTCGCCCGGACGGCTTCAAAGGCGGCGGCCTCGAAGTAGCCAAGCCGGACATTGTGCTCGGCCAGATTGGCGATGTGGGGCGCCGCCGTGCTGAGCCGCTCGTGCTGCGTCGCGAGCGAGAACATGCGGCGCAGGAGGATGAGATCCTTATTGACGGTGGCCGCCTTGGCGCCCTCGTCCAATCGGTGTTGCGTGAACGCTTCGATGCGGTCCCGGCGAATCTGGTGCATCTTGGTCCCGCCGCCGAAGAACGGCTCGAGATGCAGCCGGAAGCGATACTCGTTCTCGCGCAGGGTCTTGCGATCATTGTTGCGGTAGTTGGCGACCACGGCTTGGTACGCCTCGGTCAGCGTGATCGTGTTGATGTCGGGACCGACGGCCACGCCCTTGTTGCGGTCCGCCATCAGCGCCGTCCACGCCCGCATCGCCAAGCGTTCGTCCGCCGTCTTCGTGCTGCGCTTCACGGGTCGGTTCGTCGCCGGGTCGTGATACCGCATCGTCCAGATCGTGCGGCCCTTGTTTCGAATGAGGCCGGTGCCCTCGATGGTCTGCGTGCCGTCGGGGCGTGTCTTGATCGTCAGATCGTGTCCGCGTGGCACTACTGGCCCCCTTTCGTTGCCGCGTTTGCTTCGTCGTCGTCGACTGTCTCCAGCGGCTTCCCGGTGGCGACCCGGACGGCGTCTTGGGTCTTACCGCAATAGCCGCAGCGGGTTTGGTCGAGACGGCTCGTGTTCCGACAGAGCACACCCATACGTCATGACTGCCTCCTCACTGCACATGCCCGCAGCGGCGACACCGCCGCCAGCACCAGCGCACGTCGTTGCCGCGGTCGAACACCTGCTCGACGTAGGCGTGCCTGAACCAGCACCGCCACCCGGCGCGCTTCCATTGGCCCCGCGTCCTTCTCATTGGTCGCCTTTCGGCGCATCCTCTTGCGCGGCGAGAGCTTCCTCGCGGGTGAGCAGGCGATTGAGCCGCACCCCGGGCGGGGGCGCGGGCAGCTCCTCCGAGAGCACTTGCCCGCCGGGGTTGCAACCCATCTCGTGGGCGCGGCGGATCGCGGCCAGCCCCCATTCCGCGCCCGGCATGGACTGCGGCAAGAGGTGCGCCCGCGCGGCCTCGGCGTCGTCGTCATCGACCTGGACGATTGCCACCCCGAGGAAGCCGCCGCGCTCCGCGTCGGCAAACGAGAGCCAAAACGTTTTCATCCCCATCCCTTACGTCCCCCTTTTCCAGCGCGATCCTATACCGAGGCAGCCTTGGAAGGCTAGCATGGTAAGATAGGCAACTTTCCAGCGAGGGCCGCGCCATGACCGACGAGAACCAGACCCGACGCCACGCCGCGATGTTCCAAGCGGCGGCCGAGAAATACGGCTTCCCACAACCCACCGTCGACGAACTCGCCGACGAGGCCCGCTCCACCGCCTACCTGCGGGCGCTGGTCGCCCACGTCCACAAACACGACTGGTCTGCCGCGCACGAACTCCGCGTCGGTCGCCCGCAAGCCGAGTGGACCGCCGCCGACGTGGAGTCCTTCGACCGGCTGCTCCTCGGGAAGACGCGGCCGTCGCACGAGCTCGACCCCGGCGTGCACGTCTTTCACGGCGTGGATCTCGGCGATCAGTTCCCCGTCACCGAGGCGTGCCTGCGCGAGCTCGCGCACGACAGCCTCGAGCACCTGATGGACATGCGGCGGCGCGGCCCCGAGAAGCCGCTGCCGATTCTCGCCGTCGTGCTGCTGACGACGGGCCAGGCGAAGCTGGTCATGCCGCCGAGTGATGACCGGATCGGGATGTTGAAGGCGCTCGCCCGGACCCAGCCGGTGTTCGGGTTCGCGCTGACGTTCGACGGCTGGCAGCACCACATCGAGCGCGCCGACGCCACCGGCAAGCCGGCCAAGGCCGGGAAGGTCGACGCGATCTTCCAGCACGTGATGACGCGGGAGCTGCGCTTGGTCAAGCGCCGGACCTATCGACTGGAGGGCGCACGGCGCAAGCGCGTGGTGTTCGACGACCCGCCGCCGCCCGACATGAACCCGCGCGATCCGACCAGCCCGACGCTCGACGATCCCTACGCCGAGATATTCGTCACCGTGCCGCCGGTGCGCGGCCCGCAGTAACAGGAGAGGACCCGATGGACCTTGACCGCCTCTACGACATTCTCCGCGCCACGACCGTGCAATTGCGCAAGGGTGCCGAGATTGAGCGCGAGCGCGTCGGCCATCTCGACGTGACGCACGTCTGGGCGATGCCGCACGAGAGCGAGGCGCAGCCGCACGTCGAGAAAGTGGATTGCGAACTGCTCGTGATCGGCGTGGACCGGGCGCGCGCCGAGCCGCTCAAGGCGGAACTCCAGACGATCTTGGATGACTACCCGGCGCCCGAGCGGCTCGCCGGCGGGCCGTCCTACATCGAACTCGGCGCGGCGATCGGCGACCAAGGCGCGGCGTTTCAGCTCTTCGCGCTCGGCCAAGTGCTCGGCCTCTGGAAAGTGATCACGCCGACGATGTTCGGGATCACGGGCGCGGAGGCGAAGACCCTTGCCGGCCAAGGCTTCGTGATGGTCTCGGGCTACCGGCGCAAGCCGTAAAGGAGCTGGTTATGGACGACGCCATCCTGCGGGAATTGACCCTGCTCCGACACGGCCTCTGTCCCGCCTGCCTGCACCCGCTCCCGGCCCAGCGCCCGCGCACCTACACGTGCTCCGAGGCGTGTCACGCGGCGTGGATCGCGCAGATCATCGCGCGCCACGGCGAGACGCGGCCGATCACGTCGAGCGCCACCGGCAAAACGTACTTGGTGCCGACGCGCGTCATTCTCGAGCAGGGCATTACCGGCGCGGATCTCCCGCGCTTTCCCGAAGCCCCCCCGACGAAGCCGTAATGCTCCTGCATTGGATTCTCGACGAGGACGGCGACCCCCAAGCGGTCGACCTGTTCACGTGGGCGGCGTGGATAGAGGACCGCCCCGCCGAGCGGGTCATCCTGCAGGATCGCCCCACGCCCGGCTGCATGGTCTCGACGGTGTTCCTCGGCCTCGATCACAGCTTCCGCTTGGAACCTGGGCCGCCGGTGCTGTGGGAGACGATGATTTTCGGCGGGCCGTTCGATGGGTTCCACGATCGCTACACCAGCCGCCTCACCGCGCTGCGCGGCCACGCGCGGGCGCTCGCCTTGGTCGAGGCGTACTACCGCGTGCCGCGCAAAACCAAACAGGCGATGCAGAAGTTTTTCTGCGGGGACCAGCGGCGCGTGCAGCCGTCCGAGGCCCGACGGCTGCGGCGCGCACTGCTGCGCCTCCAGTGGGCCGCCTAAATCACCAGGCCATTGATCGACAGGGGTCGGTCCTCATAGGCGTCCGCCATCGTTTTGAGGAGGACGCGCACCGTGGTGCCGCCCGTGATCCCCGCCGTCGAAATCCCTTGGTCGTCGGCCGTGTCGGCCAGCGCCGTCCGCACCGCGAGGGGCAGCGATCCAAACGTTGAATCGAGGGTCACGCCTCCACTGAAGAGGGAGGGCGGCGGACTGCCCGTCGCCGCCGCGTAGATCGCGCCAAACCGCTGGACGAAGCTGAACACGCCGAGCACCGTGCGCACGACGGCCGCCCACGTCAACGCGGTCGTCACCCACCCCGCCGGGAGGTTGGCCGCTTCCAAGAACGCCTTCGTGGCCGTCACTTGTCCGCCGGTCAGCGTCGCCGTCAGATCCAGCGGCAACGCCTGCACATCCACTTGGCTCGCCAACAGTGCATGGTCGCTCGCGGAGAGATCCGCCCCCACGACCATCCACGGTTCCACGCCGTAATCCATGGCCCCATACGCGCCGGCAATGACATCCCGGAAGTATTTCGGCCGACGCCGATCCGCGTCGGTCCCCGCCCCAACCACCGGCACGACGTAGAGGCGATTCGCCATCCCTCCTTACCTCTCGGCCTCGATGATCCGCTCGGCGCAGTGCGTGCAAATCCGCTGGACCCCGGCGTTGGTCGGACTCAGCCCGCTCACCCGATAGACAATCGCCGCCCCGCAGTGACGGCACGCGCCGGTGAATTGGTTGGTCATCACCTTCCACGTCCACGGTTCGTCGACGCGGAAGCAGACCCACCACTCGACCGGCGCGTGGGCGTCGAGATACTCGACCACGCCGTGTTCATCGAACGACGCGCGCCGTCCAATCGGCCAATCCATGTCAATGCATGTCAATACATATTCACCTTTCAGCGGCTCCCCGGATCGCTATCCGGCTCCGGCGCTGAAGGCGTTTGCGACCACGGTTTGGATGGCGCGGGATCGAGCGCCTCGAACAGGGCGAGGTCCGGGCGCACGTCTGCGGGCCTTTCAAACATATCGAGGAAGGTCGCCGTGGGACAGATCAACGCCGGCGATCCGACCAGCGGCCCGTCCGCGAAGTTCACCAGCCGGTGTTCCACTTTGGTGGTGCCGCAGCGCCCGCAGCGAATCATCGCGTCCTTCATGGGGTGCCTTTCAGGGGCAGTTTGCGGACGGGCTGCAATCTAGGCACTCCTGTCATACCTAGTTCCCAGCCCCGTTGAACAGGTGATGCCCTGAATCGCTGCCTGCGTTCAATCAGGGTACTGTTGCCCGCAAGACCTTCACACCTTCACAGAAACTCTTGCGCGAACCGCTCGAGGCGTTGGCGCCGGGACACCGTGTCGGCTTCCAAGGCCGCCAGGACCTCGCCCGCCGCCTGCACCTCGGCCGCCAACTTGGCGAGCGTCGCGCGCGCCTCGGCGAGCCGCCGCACGAACTCCTCCCCGCGCACGATGTCCTGCACCCCGCCGCCGCCGCCGTGGCCTGGCGCCTGTTCCCGCCACTCTCGTTCAAACTCATGCTCCGGTTGTGCCGTCGCGCTACTGGTGTGCCCGTTCCCCCCGTGGCCGCCGTTCCCGCCGTTGCCATGCGCTCGCTCCACCGCGAGGGCGCGATACGTCCGCACGGCTTGCCGCAACGAGTTGACCGTGGGTTTCAAGCCCGCCTTGCGCGCGAGCGGCATCAGGCGGTCGGCTTCGGCGTGCACCACGGGCGCGGTCGGGTTCACGTGCGCGATGACGAACTCTTTCAGCGATCCTTTTTCCAACATGCGTGGCTCCTTGGGGTTACGGGTTGACGGTCGGCACATGGTCGGCGATGAAGCGCACGAGCGCGGTGAGGATCACCGCCGGCGGGATCGGGCCGAACCGGGGTTGCGAGAACAACTCGCGGAAGGCCGCGCCGAGCGACGCGCGGGAGGCGTCCGCCTGTTCGCTAATGAACGGCGCGAGCTCGACCAAGGCGGGGGACGTGATCATCACGTCCCGCTGCGCCGCCAGGAGCGCCCGGATCATTTCCCGGTCTTCCATGATGTTTTGGGCGTTCGCGCGCCAGATGTCGGGGTACAAGGCCGGGCCGACCGTCTCGGCGTTCGCCACGTAGCGGTCTAAGGACTCGAGCGGCAGTTCGATGAGCAGGCCCGCCACAATCCAACAGCGCGCCACGAGGCGCTTGAAGACGCGCACGTCCTCGGCCGTCACGCCGTCCGGGAATTTATCGGGCTGAGTCATCGGTCTTTACGGCGGCGAATACGTTCCTGACTTCTGTCTCCAGCCGGTCGGCGCACCGTTTGTGGCAGAACGAGGTAAAGATGACGTCCTCCTCACCCCAGCCGATGTCGGCGTCGTCCCGATTCTTGCCGCAGCGATACGCTTTCACTCGAACCGGATGCTCCGGCGCGGTGATTTCGAGCGAACAGATGTCGCAGAACCACTTGATCATGTCGTCAGGCCTCATGCGCGGCGAGCCAGCCGTCGAGATCGAAGGGCACCACGAAGTCGCTTTGCGGCAGGTGTTGAATCCAGTCGGCTTTCAACCGCTGATGCAGGCGCACGGCGCGCTCATCGGGCACGCCGACGTGGAGCAGGACCGCGAGCGCGAGTTGGGCCGGGCCGCTGCCCGCGTAGCCCCAATTGAAACCGTCTGGGCTGTGATTCCACAGGCGTTGCGACGGCGCCGGGTCCAAGAGGCGGCCGTCGACCAGGACGGTGCGCGTGTCCATAAAGCCGCTCATGATAATCATTTCTGTACCGCCGCTTCAACAATCGCGCGGGCCGCAACGAGCCGGTCGCGCAACTGGAGAATTGCGCCGCTGGCCACGCCTTTCACGTAGGCCCACTCGTGCGACTCCCACCCCTCGGGCACGTGCCGATCATTCGCGAGCCGCTCGGCCAAGCATTCGAGGCCGTCGGCGATCTGTTGGCGTGTCATGTCCGGCGTCCTCCGGCGGTAGGCATTGGGGATTTGGAATTGGGGATTGCGGGCGATCTTGGCGGCCGTCTGTTCGTCGAAGGCGGCATCGTCCTCGATGAGGATGTCGCCCGAGAGATCCCAATCCATCTCGTGCTCCGCCTGCCGCAGCAACGGGCCGAGCACGCGAAACACTGCCGCGGTCTGCGGCCACCGACGCCGGACCGCTTCATCCTGACCGATGACTTGCATCAACTCATCGATCAGGTTCCCGGCGCGATCCCAATGCCCGCCGCTCATGCGTTCTCCTCCAGCAACTCCGCGACGGTGGCGAGCCGCGCCGAGACCAGCGGCCACTCTGCGATCGAGAACGTCAACTGGCCGGCAGAACGACCGCCCGGTCCGGTCGGCACAAACGCGAGGGTGCTCGATGCGGTAAACAGGCGGCAGTGAACGTGACTGCCAAGCACGCGGTAGCGCAGGCGCATCGCGAGCGGGCGATCACAGAGTTGGCAACTGCCGCTCGCGGACCATTCGCTGCACTCGTGCCCGCTGCCACTCACCACATCGGCGCGCAAGGTGGCGATTTCCTCGGGCGTGATGCGGCTCGGCACGTCGAAGACCGGATCGTCGCCGCGCCGCAGCACCTCGAAGATGGTCGGCGCGTCGCGGAAGTACTGGCGGACGTGCTCGATGAACGTGAGCGCCACGCCCCGCACGGCCCCGGCCGTGCCGGGATGGCGCAACGCCAGTTGCAGCAGACTCGCCAACTGGAACGCCGACGTCGGCCGGAGCACCATCGTGATCGGCGCTTCGTGGGCGGCCATTTCGGCGACCAGCATCTCCAGGGTCTCGTCGTCGGTCGTCATGGGCGTCTATCCTTTCCGCATGGCGCGCGTGATCGCCTCGACCACGTCGCGGACATCGCGCGTCCAGTCGGGCGCCGTACGCCAGTCGTCAATGGGGTGGTCGGCGGGCCACGGCCAATAGCAGCACGCCCCGCCGCGTCGGAAGTCCGTCCCGACACGTTCCTCGCCATGCCACGGCAGGACCACGGCCGCCGGGGGGACGATCCCGTGCGTCGGCCGGGCGAATTGTTGCGCGTCCAAGTCGATCAGGAGATCGCGCAGGCGCAGCACCAGGTGGCCGTCCCATGGGGACGCGACCGGCGGCCCTTGGCGCGGCAACCCGTCCCCGCCCGCCCGACGCTTGAGCGGATCGTTGCTGACGAGCCACGCGCCGCGCGCGAGCTGCCCGACGTCGCCGCCCGGGGCGCCGTCTTCCACCCATTGCAGGTACGCGGCGTTCGCGGCTTCGCAGACGACCAGCCGCGGCTCGGCGTCCAGCCCGAAGCGCGCCAACACGTCGAGGCCGATGCGCGTCGCCAGGACGCAGCGCGGGCCCGGCTTGGCGCGCGCCTGCAACGCCGGGGGGGCGTAGCGCACCAGCCGCGTGAGGATCTTCGTGACCGTCATGGCTACCGGGTCACGGGAGCACCCACACTTCGCGGATGGCGATCCCCGGCACCGCGCCGAAGATCGTGCGGCCCGATCCGCAGCACGCGAGATACTGCGGCTTCCACGGGCCGTAGGAGCGCGTGCGCCGATTCGCGCGCGCCGCTTGGCGCACGGTGTAGTGCGTGGTCTCCTCAATCTGCCGCGCCGCATAATACTCGACCTGCGCGACGCGGTAGTAGACGCGGCGCCCCTCAAGCAAGGCGGCGTCCCAGCAGTACTCGGCCTCCTCGCACCACGCGTGCGCGTACACGGTGCCGACGGCGTCGTGCGCGCGCGCGA